CCAACTTCCCAGAATCGACCACTCGGCGTTGCTGGCGTCGGTGTAGGTCTTGTAGTTACGCATGGAACCGCCAGTAACAGAGATGCTGACGGGCTGCGGAGCGCCACCGCTGTTCCAGATATACTTATTCTCATACCCATTCGTAATTGAACCCGGATTAGCGATCTGTTGGCCTGTACCTAGCTTCAGTAAGGTGCTATCACCGTTCACAGAGGCGACGAGTAACCAAGAACTCTGTACGGTCCACGGATTGCCGTAAAAAACGATATGGAAATTACCAATGGTTGGATCCCAATACAGGGCTTCCCATGCGTTGAGCAGGATACCGCCAGCAACACTGCGCGCGACACCATCGTAGACCTGACTTGGCGGTATATCGGTAGTCGGTAAATCTGCCTGCGTGAACGTGCCATACGGCTGCGAAATCGGTATCCAGATTAACCGCGCGTTCCAGTACAACCGGTTACCCGACCAAGTGATTGCACCGCCGCCACTCATCGTCCACTGCGCCTGGGCAAACGCCATAGCGTTGCCGCCAAGCGTATCGCCGTAAAGTATTGAGGCACGGAACTGCGCATAGGCGCTGTCGTCAGCGAGACGCACTTCCAGTGAATTGCCGTTGGCCCGCAATGCCGGAAAAGCGGCGGTAAAATCGACCCAGGTTCCAATCGTTAATAATGAGACACCGGCGATACGCTTCAACGCTAAAGCAGTAACAGCCGAAGTCGCCGCCCCGGCAGCACCTCCCGCGTCAGTTATACTCCACCTGTGAACTCCAGTAGGTGGATCAAACACATACAGGCCGCCGTATGGCGTACCAGCATGACTACCCTGACCGAATACGTAACTTGACCCATTCCAATAAGTATTAAAGCTAAACCAAGAGCCTCCAATATAGGAGTTGGCTCCACCATTATTACCGAGCACTAACGCCGCGCCACTAGCCGCATCGAAGCCATATATATGAAGCGGGCTCGATGCAGCCCAATAATTAGCTAGTGACACACCGTAATTCAGCTTGTCAACGCCACCAACCATAAACTGGACGTTGCGCGCGATCCCAGAACCATTCTTATCAGTGCCATACTTCGCGGTATTGGTACTCCAATCCCCCATGTAAGCCCATTCGCCGTTGCTGGCGTCGGTGAAGGTATTGTAAGTACGCGCAGTTGCTGCGGTAGTGCCAATGTGAAGTAAGGCTTGCGGAATACTCGTGCCAAACCCAACATTGCCGCCGCTGGTGATCCGTATCCGCTCGGTGCCGAAGCTGGTGTTCGGTGCGCGGATGTCCTCGCCCACCAGCCCGGTGCGGAATGACAGCGCGGTCGGCATGTTGTTGGCGGCGGTGTACGAGCCCTCGACCAACCCCTGGATCGAGGCGGGGTACAGCATCTTGGTCTGCTGGAAGGTCTGGTCGGTGCCCCACTGACCACCAAATCCAAGGGTTCCGACGCGGCCGATGTAGGCGTTGTCGATCGGGTTGCCGTCGGTGCGGCGAAAGCCGATCGCGATCCTGCCGTCGAAGGTGCCGTTGGCGTCGCCACGCACGCCGGTAGCCTCGACGGTTGCACCGCAACTGGCCCCGGCCCCGATCAGCGGGTTGCCAATCCTGATGGTGCCGGAAGCGTCGCTCGGGACAACAACGTCCAGCATGCAGCCCGGCGCAGTCGTGTTGATGCCAATGTAAGCGGTAGTTCCAAACCCGTTGGCGATTGAAAGCTGTGGCATGCCCCCGCGCATTAAATAAATGTCGCGCGCGACCCCGGAACCATTCTTATCAGTGCCATACCTCGCAACATTACCAAGCCAATCTCCCAAGTAAGCCCACTCGCCATTGTTGGCGTCGGACATGGTGTGGTAGCTGCGGGCGGTCGCGGGAGCTGACTGCCCGATGTGCAAATCAGCCAGCAGGGTCGTTGTCTTGATCCCCAGCGCGCCGCTCAAAAGGCCGCCGGTCAACGGCAGATAAGCCCCGACAATGTCCGATAGCTGCGCCTTGCGCGAGGCGTAGGGCGGCGCAGCGCCGGTTGGCACCGAAACTTCGATGATGCTCGCGCCGCTATATGGCGGCGTGCCGGCTGTCAGGTCGGAGATGCGTTGCAGCGACATCTCAGTCTTCCGTGACGAGCCCGGCCGCAGTCGTCAGTTGCGGGGTGATGCCGTTGCCGGTGACGATATTCGGGGTCACCGTGCCGCTATAGAGTAGGCTGCCGGCACCATTCGCCGCCGTGCCGATCCCGAAATGCGTCACCGTGCCCGAGCCGCCGGTGCCGGCCGGGAACGATGCCGCCGCCGTCAGCGCCACACTGCTGCCGGTGACGGTAAACCCGGCGGCCGAGCGCGCCACGGCAACCCTGGCATAACTGGTGTACGCGATCTCGCTCGTGGTTTGGGTGCCTGCCTCGCCGGGGTCGGCAGTGTGCAGCGACAGGTACAGGCTGCCGGCCGTCGTGCTGCCGCGCAGCCCGGTCGCATCGCCGATATTGGCGGCATTCGTATTGTTGAACAGCAGCAACAGCAGAGCATTTTCCCAACTGTCGGACTTACTCATCCTCGACCACCTCGGCGATCAGGTTGCCGTCATCGTCCCGTCGGGTCGTTATCGTCTTACGGTGCGCGCCACCCGGCGCCAGTACATTGAGTGTGATGTTGGGCGGCGCTGCTTTTGATTCGGGGAGCAATGGCGCCTCATTCAACAGCGCGAGCGCGCGGCCCAATACCGGCACCAGATAATCAGGCGCCGCCAATTCTACCTGCTCGCCAGGATCGCCTGGCGGCCCCTGTTCGCCCGGCGCGCCTGGAGCCCCAGGAACCCCCCGTTCACCGGGCGGGCCCTGTATGGCTTCGCCCGGCAACCCCATCTCCCCACGCTCTCCGGGAGGCCCCGGCGGGCCCAGCGGCCCTGTCTGCGACGCCATATACAACGCCGTCTCGGCACGCCAGGCCCGCAGCGTTGCGACCTCCTCGCGGATCTCGGCGATTGCCGTCGCTACCTGTGACCGCAGCTCTCGCTCCAGCATGCCGACAACGGAGCCGAGCTCCGCTGCCAGCGGGTCACGCGGCAAAGCGGCGGTGTTCGTCATACGCAGCGCGGAACGAAGCGAGTTGGCTTGCGGTGTTGTCGGCATTGTCGGGTGGCGGCGTATCCTGCGGCGGTGTCGCCGGTTGCGGCGAGGGCGGCTGCATATCGCTGCCATAGCTGAGCGGCACGACCTGTTGCTGCACCCGCGGTTCAGCTCCGTGCCCGCCCGGCACCGCCGGCAAATCCTCCTGCGCCCGCGCCTCGTCGGGGCTGTAGATCCCAGAAATGACGCCGCGCGCCAGGCCCTCGATGCGCTCGCGATAAGCCGAACGCAGCAGCGCGCGGGTGTCGAGTTCGAGGTACTCGTCAGGCACACCGCGCAAGCCGAACAGCAGCCCGAACGATTCCTCGATGTGATTCAGCGTGAACCCGAGCCCGGTCGAAACCCACGACTGCATCAATAGTTCGGTGCTGGAGAACGTCGAGTTTCCGATGCCGAGTATTTGCAGCGGTATGCGCAACGCAAGCGCAATGTTCTGGTCGTTCATCTTGAGCGATTCGACTAGTTGAGAATCGACGGCCGAGGTCTGCACCGGCTGCGCCTTGAGCCCGCTCGTCAGGATCGGTGTGCCGCCGACGTTCTCGCTCTGCGACTGCTCGTTCCACCAGGCGCGCAGTTCCTGCGCCTGTTCCCGCTTCATCACAACATCGGTCGTTAGGAGGAAGCTCGGACGGGATTGGTTGATATAGAACTGAACCTGCTGGTTCAGCGCCGCACCCGACATCGCCAGATCAACCTGCGCCGCTAGAATCGGGCTTTCGCCCTTCAGCGGATGCCGCGGCGTGTGCAATCGCACATGCAGCACATCCCGGCCGGGAACGGGCACGGATAGGTTCAGCCGCCGCTCGATGATCTCGTTGCCCGAGAGCGAATAGAAAATGCTGCCATCCTCCGCCACCGTGGCCGCGCCGGCTCGCGTCAGATGAAGCTCGGTGATCTCGGCCCGGTTGTTCCGCACCGCAACGGCATAGGCATTGCCGCACTCGTACAGTCGGCGGGTGAGGTTCAGCAGGAAATCCGAAATGCTCTGGTAGTCATTGGGGTGCCGCATAATCCGCGACAATGCCGAGTTTGTGACGCGCTCGCGGCCGCCGTTATCGAGGCTGCGCCAGTGGTCGCCGCTGCACATTGGTACGGTCTGCGCATACGCGGAAATGCACGCCTCGAGCATCGCCGAGCGCGAGCCGTAGGGTTGCAGGTTGTGCCCGGACTGCCACCAGTTGAGATAACGCCCAGCCGACTGCGATAGCCAACCATCCGACAACATGTACGGACCGGGGCGGTACTGCCCCTCGACAGCCCGTGCCGGGCCCCACGGCAATCTGGCGGTGAGCCAGTTAGCCATCAGCGGGTGGTATAGCCGCCGCCCGCCTGCGGGTTCATCGCACGCTGGCGTTGCTCAAGCTGCTCGCGTTCACGCTTGTGCTTCGCTTCCAGCGCATCGCGCTCGCGCTTCTGCGCCTCGGCGGCTGCCTCTGGCGGCTGCGCCTCGGTCGGGTTGTAGGTTCCTTCCGCCATCCGGTCGAGTTCCTCCTGGGTCGGGGTCGACGGCGGCGGCGGCGGCTCGCTCTGCGGTTCCGCGCTGGTCCGCTGCGAGGCTTCCTGCTGACGCGGCACGCCGCGTGCCGGCTGCTCAGGCGCCGGGCGTTGCTCGTTGCGACTTTCCATCACTTCCTCCTCATGGCACTTCAATAGCGACCGCGAAATCACGCTTTTCCCATTGGATCACGGGATGCGTGCGCGTTCCCGATCGCACCTTGAGAAACGCGACCGCGCGCAGGTAATCCGACAGCGGCGCCACTACGACGGCGCTGCCGGGAACGACCGGGATGACGATCTCTTTGCCGTCCATCCCCACCAAGTCGTTGTAGCCCTGCCCGTCAGACGAAATCTGGAACGACAGATTCCCGCCGCTCCAGAATGGTGGCATGGTCAACCGGACAATCGACCCGGCGGTGCAGTCGAGCCCCGCAGACAGCGATTGCCCGGCCTCGATGACCGGGCCGTTCAGCACGGTGAGCGGCACTACCAAGTCACTCCCGACATCCACTGCACCATGCCCGTTCTGCGCATGGCCCAGGTGGTCGGCAAAATGAGCCGCAACGCCAGTTGGTTGGTCTGGTACATGCTCTCGACCGGCGCCGCCACGACGTTCGGCGTGCCGGTAGCAGAGATATTCTGCGGCGCGGTGTCCTCGATGTGCAGGGTAGCCTCTTCACTCACCATGAACTCGGGCGTGCCCATGACGCTGACGAAATCCGCCGCGTCGATCATGTAAACCGTGCCCGCCGGCACCACCGTCGATTCGATGATGGTGAGGCGGTTGGTGAACTGCTCCGTCCAGTTGAACCCGGTGTTGCCCGGCCCTGGTGTCATCATGAGTCCCAGAGCCTGCGCCGGGTTGATCAGCATCACTAGCCGCTCGCCGGCATTGACGTTGTAGAACGGCGCCGTCAGCAGCTTGAGATCGCCCAGGATCGCCGCATAGCCGCCGCCCGTCGTCGCGGTGAGAGCGGCAACGCCGTTGATCAGCCCTGCCGGCCGGGTGCTGCCGCTGCCGCCGCCGGCCACGTTGTCGATTAGCAGCGTGTCCAGCATCAGTCCGGTCTTGCGAATGATCGCATCGCGCACCAAGCCTTCCAGGCTCGGGTTGCTGTAAGCCGCGATCTCCCGGCTGTAGCGGGTGATGACGCCGACCTTGTGCGGGTAGAGGCTGATCGTCGTGAAGCCCATACGGCGCACCGGGATCGGCTGCGCTTCGCCGACGAACGATCCCGCAATATTAGGCGTCGCGGCCTCACTCGGAATCTTGATAACACCCGCATCCGGACCGAATTGCAACGAGGTGCCCTGGGCTGCCAGCGACGGCAGGATGCGCCGCGCTGTCGGCGGTTGCAGCATCGCCGAGGTTGCGGTCTGCACCAGTTCCGCCGCCCAGGTTGCAAGCGTCGTCGATGCTCCCGCCACCGCTGCGCGGGTGATGACGCTGGTTGCCTCGTCGTCTGGATAGCGCTCAGCCAGGATGTCATCGACGGCGCGGTGCTGGATGTATGCGCGCAGCATCGCCGCGCCTGCCCGCCAGAAATATTCCTGCGGTTCGACTTCCTTTGGCTGAATGCCAAGCGGCCGGCGGGTGACGGCCGGCGCGCGGATCTCGGATTGATGCGTCAGCGTGCGCGCTGCCAGTGACCTTTCGGTGCGCTCCAGCGAGGCCAGCCGTTCCGTTACGGCCTCGATGGTGTCCTGCAACACCTGCGCCTGCTCCACATCGTGGTCGGCGTCCCTGGTGGTTTCGGTAAGCTCGTCTCGCGCGGCATTCAGCCTGGCCTGTGCGTCTTGTATCTGTTGTGAGATGTTCATGGGGGTCCCCCGCATTGCGGGTTTCGACACGGCATGCCCGCCGGTTGTCGCCATGTCCCTGCGCCCGATTGCGGCATGCTCGCCGAAGGCCAGGGTTATGGTGTCGTCCGAGATCCCGAGGGATCGCGCCAGTTGCAGCGCGGCCGGGTTGGCCGGGACGCTGACGATGCTGGTTTCGAGTAATTCCTGCTTGGTGTAGCGGGTGCCCGCGAATGGCCGCTCCGGGTCGATGGGCTCGCTCTCGACGCCCAGAAAGCCGACGCTCGTTGCCCGTAGGATGTCCTGATCGATCAGCGACAGGATTTCATCCACGCGCTGACTCGTACCTTTGGCCGCCGGCACCAAGTCCGCCACCAGCCTCTCGCCCTCGACGCGAATGTTCGCCCACTTGCCGATCGGCTGCATCGGACTGTGGTTGAACAGTGCAATCGGGTTCCGCCGGAAGGCGGCGAGCAGCCAACCATCGGGCTCGATGATATCGCCGTAGCGGTCAACCGTGGCGTCCGAGAGCACATAGGAAAGCGCCCCGTCCACCTTGCCGGCGGCGGTTTTGCGTACCAGGGTCATCCGTAGTTTCCCGTAGGTGGCGTCAGGCGATCATTGCCTGCACGTCGAAAACCGGCGCGGCGGTCGGGTTCAGCGACATGCGGTCGACGGCGTTGATCAGCGCCGCCCAGGGGTCGATCTTGGCGTCGCCGGCATTCTGCTTGGTGGCGCGGATCGCGGTCGCGGTGGGTTCGATCTTGACGTTGCCGACGCACCAATCCATCAGCGACGATGGCGCATGCACCAGGGCGCCGCTGACCAGCCGCCGCTCGGCGGTCTTGATCGCCCCCATCAGCCGGTAGCCCTGCCCGACGCCAATCAGCATGCCGTTCTCCAGGGTCACGTCGATCGCCGCCAGCTCGTCGACCAACTCGCCGATCCCGGCCGGATCGACCGCGACACAGGCCAATAGCCCACGATCCTTAATCGCTTCGATATGCGCCACGATCGCCGACAGATCAGCGAGCTCGTCATCGACGATGGTGAGCTCACCCGCATCGGCAAAATCCTGCAACGCCGCGGCGATCGATTGCCGCCGGTCGAGCACGCCCTCGTGGCACCAGGCA